GAAGCAGGCCGTTCTTGGCAGCTCGTCGTAAAACGCGAGCGAGCCATGATCGGGGCTCTCGTTCGAGTGTCCCGATTGTGGCTAGGCGACTTAAACCGATCGTGGATATTATCTATCGTTTCGTTCGTACGGTTCTGCCGGACGTTGCGGAAACACCGGGGATCCAAGGGTTTAGCTATTTATCTGAAAACCTGCACCATCCTTCTTATGAAGGTGGTCGCGGGCGAACGGATAAAAGATCTATCACCTTACGGATGCCGGGTGGCCTGTACCGGGTCAGGAGTACCGAGGATCATTCCAAAGATCCATCGGCAAGGAGTCCTAGCTGGTGAGCCACGGTTAATTAGATTCTGGATGACTCTATTCGGATTATACCGAGTATTAGAATTCCAGGTCTCTTTCTCCGTGTCTACCATCACTACTCCCGCGCCATCTTTAAATCTAGCGGCTTACTCGTGGTTTATACCTTATTTCTTTTCAGATCTTGAAAAGATGGGGTGTAAATTCGAGTTCCCGGAATGGGATCCGTTAGAGTTAAAGAAGGCTGCTCCTGGGACCCGAACGGGGTCGAAACGGAATAAGGGAGGGGTCTGGGTAACTGAGCAGGGGCATAAAAGCTTGATTTGGATTCAAACTTCTATGTCTGTACTCTTTGAGCAGGCGGTTCAGTTTTTCAACTTTCCGCAACTGCTTTCGGCACTCGAGAAAGTTGGGAACCTTCTCGGGCCCGATGCCCTACCTCGTATGAAAACGTTTCGATCCCTGGTACGGGGAACGCCTATCTTTCCTTGGCCCCTCGGTAAACTTGGGGTCAAGGAAGAACCAGGTAAGAAGCGGGTGTTTGCTATGGTGGACTGGTGGACTCAAACTCTACTCTATCCTTTGCATAAGGCTGTCTTTGGGTCTCTGCGGTTTATCCCGCAGGACTCCACTTTCAATCAAATGCGGGGGGTCGAGAGAGCTTGTGCGGCAGTTCAAGGAGGATATGTTGCCTCCTTGGATCTGTCGGCGGCTACGGATCGACTTCCCGTCGATCTGCAGTCTCTCCTTGTCGACTATATCAAGCCCGGCTTGGGATCTCCGTGGAAGGAGCTCCTGGTCGGGCGGGCCTATAGGGTCCCGAAGAAATACTCTTCCGTGGCTTCTCAAGTCCACTACGCATGTGGACAGCCTATGGGAGCGTATTCCTCTTGGGCCATGTTGGCTCTCACCCACCATTTTCTGGTGCAGATGTCCGCTCGTCGATGCGGTATTACTGAGTGGTTCACAGCGTACTCCGTATTGGGTGACGATGTGTTGATATGGGATCGACACGTCGTCCACCAATACCTCGAACTTATGAAAGAGCTTGGTGTAGGAATCTCTATGCATAAGTCCCTTGTATCCAACAACGGGACTTTTGAATATGCAAAAAGATTCATTGCGCGAGGGGTAGACTGCTCACCGCTTCCTCTTAGAGAGGCGGCGGCTGCAAGTTCTTCCCTGGACGCACTACTCATGCTTATTAGTAAGTTTCGGAGTAACTGGAGACCGGCGGATGTTCTCGCATTCCTCGGGAAGGGTTATAAGGTTAGAGGTTCTTTAAGCCGCCCACTGAGACGACAGTCTCGGGTGGTTTCTAGAATACTCGTCTTTTTAGCCCAACCTGAGATCAGTGCGATTTCATTTGCCTCCTGGTATCAATGGTTCGGGATGGTTGGTATAAACTCGTTCCGCGTATTGCCTCTGAAAGACTTAGAACTCAAGATGAATAATCTTCTTGAGTACTATACCGATCATGCATACTCGGAGCATGCCCGTTGGATGCGTCCGACCAATTATGGTACGTTAGAGTTTATTCCACCACTCGAACCGGCGAGTCCTGGTTCAGGTCTTGACGTTACTGACAAAGAGCTGGTTTCGCAACAGATCATGTATCTATTGCTACCTATCATAGGTGCAAAGATATACGACGCGGAGCAATTCCGGCTGTCTCGACCCGAAGCTTTCAGCTTCTCCGAGACGTCAGACTTCGACAAGGCCTTCCAGGATTTCTCGGATTACATTTCTCGTCTAGATAAGACGGAACGGTATATGCCAGATTTCTGCAAGATCAAACTTGAAGAAACGAAGCGTAGACCGGCTTCTTGGTGGATGAAGATTTGGGAATTCGGGAGTGGCTGGGAGACTAAGTAAGTTTTGCCTCTAGCTACTGACCCTCTCCATTCCAAGGGTTCTTCTATCGGGAGTTGTCCCCAGGAGGTTTTCGGAGGTTGGAGAGTCCGATAACCTTAAGCAAGTTGTCGGAGGCTTATATAAAAGCGGCCTACAGGCTTGCTTTAGGGGTCTACATAGAGTCCTCTGTCCGTTTGTGTTGGTGAGGTAATGGCTTACCAGCAGACGAATACGTCTCTGTGCCCTCTAAAGTAGTTACCTGATAGAAAGCTCAATAAACGAGCAGCTATAGTAGCTACGCTTAGGATTGATCCACGCTCACTAGAATTGGTACTCTAGTGATGTAGGTGTCGCTGAAGGGAGGATCTTGATTAATTCAGGAGAATCCTAAGAATTTAACACGCAACTGAGCGCGCG